TAAATAGATCAGATGCAGCGTATTCTTCATCCTCTGCTAAGAATGGAAAGAACTTTGACACTCTTCCAAACCCAATCCCCGGCACACCCGGCAGATTATCAGACTTGTCCCCAATCACTGCTCTAGCAAGAGCCATATTCTTAGGATGAATGTTATATTCTTCAACAATCCTATTAGTATTTAGAACTTCCCATGGCTTTTTGGCAGGACGACATAATATCGTAGTCTCGTCGCAAAGCTGCATGAAGTCCTTATCATTTGATAAGATAACTTTCTGATATTCCCCAACTTCTCTAGATTGTACGATTGCTGAGATGATATCATCTGCTTCTACTTCATCAAACATAAATTGTAGTATTGGCAGCTTATCTAGATAATCAAAGAGTCTAGATTGTTGCCAAACCTTGTTATCCATTTCTTCTTCTTGGGACAGGCTATACCCCATATCTTTTGGCAATCTTACTACCTTTCTTCCAGCCTTATAGTTGGCATTGATTTGGCGCCTCTTTCTAGAGCCACCAGAGCCATCCCAGACGATGATAACATCATCAGGCTGTGTTAGCCGCATGGACTTCTGCAAGCTCTTCAGAAAGCCTATACAGCCTCCTGCAGGATTACCCTGTAAGTTAATACTAGGATCTCTAGCATAACATCTAAAGAACATGTTCAGTGCATCAATTATTAATATTTTTTTCATATTTTACCCCTTCTTTTAGTCTTTATTATACGTCTTACCCTTTCCTTTTATTCAAAAAAAACTCCCTCCAAATTAATGGAGGGAGTTACAACCAAACAACAAAGGAGAACATTTTGTATTACTTTTCTTCTGTATCGTAATACTGGGATGCCTCGCCCAATCTTTTATCGAACTTCATTATGACTTCTTCGTCAATGATGTCCATCACTACTTTTCTAAATTCTTCATCCTCTCTCGCAAGTCCAGCAAATTTTGATTTTTGAAATCTTTTTTCATATTTGCCTTTCTTGAGAGTAAACCAAGCTCCACTACTACTGATGCAATCGGAGGGTTGGATAGCATCGAACCAAGACTCTTCATCTTGGATGCCAACCTCGTCGCCCCATAGGATCTTGAAGTTACATGTTCTTCCGTGAGTTCCGAAGCGAGATTTTTCTAATTTACACTTAACCTCGGATCCGATCCTATATCCTTTTTCGTCATTGACGAAGGATGCTTTTGCTTTTCTTCCGGTTAACCAAATGCGAAGGGAATATGAATAAATAAGTGCTTTGCCACCGGGGGTAAAGTACGGCGTTGTCATAGCCTCTGCAGGGCTTCTGGTGATGTTATCCTTTAATTGATTTAACACCAGTAGAGCGGAGTTGGAATTTGAAATTGGCTGAAGTAATTTAGCCAAACCTTTTGACAGGATACGAGGCTTTACTGCCATCGTACTCTGTGGATTAAAATCCGACTCTATGTCGGCTATAGCCGGGGTGAGAGCTAAACTATCCCAAACGAATAGATTGTTCTCTTCCCCCGATGCCAAAATCGTTTCGATTGTCTCTAAAACGAATTCAACATTCTGAGCTTGGATGTAAACAAAATCACCGTAACCATCTGTCTCTTCTAATATACAACCACATTTTTCCAGAAACTCAGAACTAATTGCCGACTCAGCGTCGAAATAATAAACATTATAACCTTTTCTTTGAGCATTGCCAGAGATTTGAGCAGCCATATAAGACTTTCCTGTTCCACTCAATCCTGCAAGCTCACTAATTCTTCCGACAGGGATACCTGCCTTTTTTCCTCTGCAGACAATAGAGTCTAGCCACGTAGAGGAAGTTGAGATCCAATCATATACATCAGTTGGATTCTCTTGTGTGAGATCGTGTGCCACATCGTTACCGGCTAATTTATTGATCATTTTGAGCTTATCCTTAAATGATAATTTGCCAGTTGCTTTAGCTATTTTTAATTTTCTTTTGGGCATCGTTTCTCCTTATATATTATACGTTTGTTTATGCTTGGTTATTCAAAAAAAATGTAGATTTTTTATGCCGTCATCGCTTCGTTGTCTAGGCAAAGGAAAATCTACAAACCTTAAGGTTCAAAAAGTACTATCGACTCTTTGAAGAAGGATTATTACTTCTACCTCCGCCTGATTGGTTTCCTGTAGAACTTGGCCAGCCTCCGCCGTTACCTTGTCCTCGTCCACCTGATGAACCTTTAGATCCACCTGAATTATTTCCACTGTTTTTTCCCATATTTGCTCCCTGTGTTAAATGAGAAAGGCATCTGTAACCCCATGCCTACCTGCGGGCTAGATAATGATAAATACTAGACAGTTTTTGGTGAGCTACTGAAAAACTCGTACTAAAATAGGAGATCTATGATAGTAATTCTTTAAATGCTGCATCAACGTCAGACGCTTCATTATTATTGTATTTTGTAGTCTCAGATGTAGACTCAGTATCAGTGGACTCACCAGACAAGAAGCCGTTAAGCATCTCTTCGATTTCTGGTACTGTCTTGACATTGAAGTTCCCTTCGAATTCCGGAATTCCGTCTAAAATAGTCTGAATACCTTCTTTCGAGTCTGCAATTGCAGATGGGCGGCGACGAGGATGGATTTTAGTCACTGGGAATGATGCTCCTGCAGGCTTGCCATAGTTAATAACAAGATCTGTACCGCCATCCACATCAGTGATGTCTCCATAGTCTGGATTGAGAACAAGTTGAATCAATTCAGTGTAAGCCATTTTTCCATAGCCCCAGAGACGAACTCCTTGATCTTCTTCTCCTCGCACCACTACTGGTGAGAAGAATCGCTTCTTCGGGAAGAGAGATTTTGCTAACTTAAGCGTCTCTCCATCATTATTTGTCTTAGCCTCATTATAAATGTGCCACGCAAAGTTGCATACAGGACAATCCTTTCCATGTTGCTTCTTCGGACAAATGAATCCCGGATTTTTACCTACATTGTAGTGAAAGTGAAATTCCTTGAACGGATCACCATCAGCAGTTGGTATAATGCGAATACTTTGATCACCATCTTGTGGTTTCCAAAATACATTTTGTTTATCACTCCCTTTTCCTTGAAGTGCTTGAAACTTCTGTTTCATTTTTGCGAAATCTATAGCCATAATATTTTCTCCTTTTATGTTAATTTTGACTGTTTGTCTAAAGTCGAACAAGATGATTTTCTTGTCCGCTATTTATTGTACGTTTGTATTGCTGAAATTATTCAAAATATTTTCATTTCCTTCAAAAGTTGTCACTTCTTCTGTGTCTGCGGTACGCCAATTGAATGTGCGCCATGATTTGGACTGTAGATCCCATACGGTTTCTAGTCCTTCTTTAAGATTGCGAGTCTTGCCTGTACCTTTAGTATTAGTTTCAATAAAGGTTGTTGGTAGATCCTCAGCACGAACAAAAAACATTGTTCGAAGTTCTCCACTAGCTTTTGTGAATGTTCCACGATAGTATTTGATATTTGTCATATTTACTCCTGTTGTTGAATATCAGATGATGATTTGAGAGCAAATGAAAAACCAATCTCTAGATCAGTAGGGTAGACGCCATATGATATTGAAATATCCTTCTCATTATTAGCAACCACTCTATTGAGCTTTTCCAGAAGTTCTTCATCTCCTTCTATTATTATACGATTGACACCAAAGAAATATTTAATCTGATTGCACTTTTTTAAAGAAAAAGTATCTATGCACTTTTCTTCTTCCAAATGTACAATTCCAAAGGAACAAATTCTAGAAGTTATATATCCTTCCCTATATGTGTCGAACACTGCGTCTGAATTCATATAGATGTTTAGCCAATGAATTGTAGTCGCTATGAACGAATTGATTCTAAGATAATAATTAAGTATTGACGTCTTTCCGATGATATTTGGCATACTATTGTTATCAAAAATGTACATTTTGTTGAAGACTCCTGATCTGACATATTCTTGCAAGATGTAAAAATGAGCACGATTTCTGAGTTTCGATTTATTATCTATAGATTCTAGATCAGGCTTTATATATACAATGTTAATCTTCTTATCCTTTATCTCTTTTAGAATCCAAAGAGTGCATGCTGAGATCTTCCCACTTCCACAAACTATAAAGTATGTCTCTTCTTCATCTAAATTCTTTTTTAGTCTGCTGAGATCAATAGGGTTTGCATCATATAATTCCGCACTACCCTGTTGTGGAATAAAGAAGCAATTCTTCTTTCTCTTAAGTTTTTCATCTGAGTCCATTTTGAAGACTGTGTATTGAGAGTATTCTTTAAATAACTCTGCTATCTTACACCCTGCTTTTCCTAATCCTATTATATTCATTTTTACTCCAAGTGTTCATATTTTAATAGTTATTGTTATTTTATAACATTATTAACCATATATTGTTATTTAATAATAATATTATATATTAATTAATTTTAAATTATATAAATCTTTACCTGCTGATACAGTAGTCTTAAATTTACCTAATTTAGTATTTCTATATTCTTCTACGATTGTTTTAATCAAGTCTTTATCTTCTGAATTGAAATCTAGTATAATGCTGTCGTGAAGTGTGAATGCTATGTAACTCTTTCTGCCCTTCAAGAGTTCATGTATCGCCACCATTCTTTCCAACACCATATCAGCACAAGTACTTTGGATAAGGTAGTTAAAAGCGTGAAAATCATCACATTTAATTTTTCTATTGAATAAAGTTTCAACCGAATCGTATAACCTATAT